CGAACATCGAAGACCGCGTTGCGTTGCCGGCGGTGTTTGTCGAGCTGGCGGAAATGGAACCGGGCCAAGACCCGGGCACCGGTGAAATGGGGCTGGCCTGCAAGTTCGAAGCGCGGGTGATCACCGACCCGATCCAACCGGATCATCACCAGCAGGCGGTGTTCCTCGCGGGGCAGCTTGCGGTGTTGCTGCGGATGCAGAGCTGGGGCGTGGCGGTGGAACCGTCCGAATTTGTGCAGGCCATGCAGGACTGGACCAAACCCGAACTGGATGGCTACACCGTCTGGGTGGTGGAGTGGACGCAGCAGATTTACCTGGGCGAAGCGCAATGGCCATGGCCGGATCAGCCGCCGGGCACCCTGGTGCTGAACATTGAACCGGGTGACGGCGAGGTGCGGCCTGAGGAGGTGCAATGAGTTATGCCAGCGCGCAGCACGACCGCATGCTCGCCGGCGTGGTCAAGGATTGTTACGTGGTGGCGGTGGACCTCGCCGCATCGCCGCCGGTGTGCCGGGTCTCCGACGGGGAATGGATCAGCGGCTGGGTGCGCTGGCACAGCATCGCTGCCGGCAAGGCGCGGCATTGGCGGGCACCCAGCCTGAACGAGCAGGGCACCTTGATCAGTGCCAGCGGTGATGTGGCACAAGGCACGTTCATTCCCGGGCTGTACGGCAACGGCGGTCCGCCTCCGGACAATCGCGACCACGTTGAGGTCTGGCGTTTTGACGATGGCGGTTCGCTGGTCTACGACTGGCAGGCCAAGAGCTACAGCATCAGCCTGCCCAGCGGCACGGTCACGATCAAGGTCGGGGCCACCCAGGCCGAGGTGACGGACAACGCCGTGACGGTGAAGTCCAGCACGATCAACCTGGAGGCGAGCGTGAACATCAAGGGGCCGGTGAACATCGACGGCCCGTTGCACGCGACGCAGAACATCAGCAGCGACGGCGCGATTCTCGACACCGCCGGCAACAGCAACCATCACTCGCATTAGCGACAAACTTTTTACTCTGCCCGCCGCGCGCGGGCTTTTTCATAGGCGGAGCAACCATGGCCAAATCTCAAGACGACTCGGCGGTGCAGGATCCAGTCATCCCCACCCGCTCAACACCGACGGCGTCGACCACGACCTTTCGCGACACCCTCTACACCTCGCGCACGCTGATCCTGCCGGATGATCGGACACTGGCCGTGGTCAAGAGCTCTGTCTCGGTCAGCACCTCGGATGACCTGGCGCTGAACTACCTCAAGACCCACACCGAGTTCGAGTTGCTCAAGGAGTAATCCCGATGATCGGAATGGATCGCCACACCGGGCAACCCATCTCCGGCATCGAGCATTTACGCCAGTCCGTTGAAGACATCCTCGGCACGCCGCTGCTGAGTCGGCGCGAGCGTCCGGAGTACGGCAGCAAGTTGCGGCGCATGGTCGACCTGCCCATCAACGAAGGCTGGAAAAGCGCCGCGCAGGCTGAAGCCGCTCGGGCCTTGGGCTTGTGGGAGCCGCGTCTGAAACTGGAACGGTTGCGCGTGGTGTCCGTGCTGGGCGGGCAAATCAATATGCAGATCAGCGGCGAATACCTCGGTGTGCGCGGCACGTTGGAGGTGTGGGTATGAGTACCCTGGTGGATCTGTCGGAGTTGCCGGCACCGGAGGTGCTGGAGCCGCTGGACTTTGAAGTCGTGTACGACGAAGCGCTGCAGGTGTTTCGTGGACACATGGGCGACAACTGGACGGCCTCGCTGGAAAGCGACCCGGTCACCAAGCTGCTGGAGGTCGGCAGCTATATCAAGCTGGGCAACCGGGCACGGGTCAACGACGCGGCCAAAGCCCAGATGCTGGCCTACGCCATCAACGGCGATCTTGATCAGTTGGCGGCCAACGTCAATCTCAAACGTCTGGTGATTCAGCCGGCGGATCCGCTAGCCGTGCCGCCGGTCGAGGCGATCCTGGAATCGCACGATGCACTACGCGAGCGGGTGCAGCTGGCCTACGAAGGTTTAACCACCGCCGGGCCGCGTAACAGCTACATCCTGCACGCGCGCAATGCATCGGCGCTAGTCGCCGATGCCACGGCGGAAAGCCCGGCGCCGGCTTGCGTCGACGTCACCGTGTTGGGCCTGGAGGGAGACGGCGAGGCCAGGCCCGAGCTGCTGACTCTGGTCGCCGCCGCCGTAAATGATGACGACGTGCGCCCGGTCGGTGACCGCGTGACGGTGCGGGGCGCGGAGATCCTGCGCTACCGCATCGACGCGGTGCTGCACATGAAAGGTGCCGGCCCGGAAAACGATGCCGCGCTCGTCGAGGCGATCAAGCGGCTGGAGGCGTGGATCAACCCGCGTCGCCGGTTAGGGGTTGAGGTGGCGCGTTCCGGCGTGGATGCGCAGTTGCACGTCGCCGGTGTCGCCCGGGTGGAGCTCGCGGATTGGCAGGATCTGAAGCCGACCAAGGCAGAGGCCGCGTACTGCACCGGATACAGCGTCGTGCTGGGAGGTTGATATGCGCAGTCTTTTACCACTCAACAGCACGCCACTGGAACGCGCCATTGAGGCGACGTTCGCTGAGCAGACCCTGATTCCTCTACGTACGTTGTACAACCCCGACACCTGTCCGGTTCACCTGCTGCCACACCTGGCCTGGGCCTGGTCGGTCGACCGCTGGGATCCCAATTGGTCGGAGCCGGTTAAGCGGGCCGCGATCAAGGCCTCGTTCTACATCCATGCGCACAAGGGCACCATCGGCGCGCTGCGCCGGGTGGTCGAGCCGCTGGGTTACCTGATCGAGATCGTCGAGTGGTTCAACTCGGTGCCGCAAGGCGTGCCAGGCACCTTCGCCCTGAAGGTCGGAGTGCTGGACACCGGGATCACGGAGGACATGTATCAGGAACTGGAGCGTCTGATCGACGACGCCAAACCCGTCTCCCGTCATTTGACGGGGTTGGCGATCAGCCTCGAAACCCAAGGCCATTTGAACATTAGCGTCGCCCTGTACGAAGGCGACGAAATCGACGTTTACCCACCGGTGCTGCGTGACATCGAGGTCACGGGTCGCTTCGGCGTGGTGGGACGCGACCACTCCATAGACACCCTGGACGTTTACCATGATTGATGCGAATTCCCAGTTTTTCGCCATCCTCACGAACGTGGGGATGGCCAAGCAGGCGAATGCCGATGCGCTCGGCATTGCCTGGAAGATCACCGAAATGGGGGTAGGAGATGCTAACCCGGCGGGGGTAGAAAACCCGGCTAACCCCGTCCCGTCTCCAGCCCAGACCAAGCTACTCAACGAGTGGCGTCGAAAGCCGCTGAACCAACTCAAGATCGATCCGGTCAACCCGGCGGTGCTGATTGCCGAGCAGATTATCCCGGCGGACGAGGGCGGCCACTGGATTCGCGAAATCGGTTTGTACGACGCGGATGGCGATCTGGTGGCGGTGGCCAACTGCGCGCCGAGCTTCAAGCCGATCCTGTCGCAGGGCTCTGGCCGCACGCAAATCGTGCGGATGAACTTCATCGTCACCAGCACCGGCAACATCACGCTCAAGATTGATCCGGCGATTGTGCTGGCCTCACGGGCCTACGTCGACGCAGCCATCCTGGAGGTGCTGCCGAAGAACAAGACACCCGGCGAATGGACTCGGGTGAAGACCAACGATCGGGGGATCGTGGTGTCGGGCGACAACCCGGACACATTGGCCGGGATGGGCATCAAGGACAGTTACACCAAGGCCGAAATCGAGGCGATGATTGCCCAGGCCTCGGCGCTGCCGGTAGGTGCCACCGTGGCGTTTCCTGCTGGGACAGTGGCGCCGGGGTTTCTTGAGCTCGACGGCAGTGTGAAGAGCATTGCGGTCTATCCGGACCTGGCCGCCTACCTGGGGACTACGTTCAACCAGGGCGATGAAGGCGCTGGCAATTTCCGTCTGCCCGAGTCGCGCGGCGAGTTCCTGCGTGGCTGGGACCATGGGCGCGGCGTGGATGCTGGGCGTGATATTGGCACCTATCAGGCGGACATGCTGAAGGCGCACAACCATCGTTATTTTGATGGAACTGGCGCAACTATGGACCCCGCTGGCGGAAGTGCTTCCGCTGTGGTGAATGGTGTTCAGCAAGGTCTTTCGGTCGGAGCGTTTCTTTCGACCGTCAACGGCGGTGATGCCCTGCAAACGGTTAGTGTCGTGAATACGGTTAATACCGGTGGTATTGAGACGCGTGGCCGCAACTTGGCAGTTATGTGGTGCATCAAGGCCTGGAACGCGCCGATCAATCAGGGAAACATTGATATCGCTGCGCTGGCTGCTTTGGCTGCACAAGCAACTGAGCTAAATCAAGGCACGGCGAAAATCGCCACGCAGCCGCTTGTCGATGCAGGCGTGGACGATTCAACGATTGTCACCCCCAGGAAGCTACGGTTCGGCTTTTCGATCAGCCTCGGCACCAATGGCTACATCGCGCTGCCGAGCTGGCTAGGCGGTCTTATTTTTCAGTGGGGAGCATCAGGATTAATCAATAGCGGCGCCGGGCTTTCTGTTTCGCTTCCAATTGCTTTTCCCACTGCAAATCTGAATGCCTTCATCTCGGTAAACGGCGCAGGGAACATGGCTTCAGCCATCAGCGGGGCCGTGAACTCGACGAGTAAGACGGCCATCACCATTTATCATTATTCCGCTGGCGGTGGTGCTGCTAACTATCGCTGGTTGGCTGTAGGCCACTGAGGTCATGTCTATGAAGTACGCCGTATTTAACGAGGATGCGACCCTGATGACCTGTCTGGTCGAGGGGATTCATGAAATCCCCAACTCAGCCGTTGCACTTGATGCTGATCTATTTCTTAGGATCACCCAAGAAACGGATGGGGTATGGGTGCTTGGTGCAAATGGCGAAATCATCAAGCGCCCGCGTCCGCTTGTTGAGCCTGACTACCCCGCAATGATTGCCAGCGAGCGCTACAAGCGCGAAGGCGTGGGCATCATCGTTGATGGCTCGCTCATCGACACCACCCGGGATGGCCAGGCCTTGATTGCAGGGGCGGCGGTGTCGGCGATTCTCGATCCGAACTACACATGCAACTGGAAAACCGCCGCTGGTTTTATTGAGCTGAATGCCTCGCAGCTGGTCACCATCGCGACGGCGGTGCGGGAGCATGTGCAGGCCTGTTTTGATCGCGAGCTGGCATTGTTGCGCATGCTCGAGGCGGGGGGCTACAGCAATGACATGCTGGCCGAAGGTTGGCCGGATTCGTTGCCGCCGCCCGAGCCTGAGCCGGCCCCCGCAGAACCCCAATAAACGCCCCGCACTGACGGGGCGTTTTCTTTTCCGTTACGCATCACACGGACATCCCTCACGGCCTCGCTTAAGCGGGGCTTTGTCGTTTCTGGAGATTGAGCCTTATGAGTTTCTTTCACGGCGTCACGACCACCTCGGTCGATACCGGCGCACGCACCATCTCGTTGCCGTCGTCCTCGATCATCGGCCTGTGTGACACCTTCACCCCGGGCGTCATCGGTGGCGGCACGGCCAAGGCCGGCGAACTAAAACTGATCACCACCGAACGTGAAGCCATTGCCGCCTTCGGCGCCGGTGCGGCGATCACCAAAGCCTGCCAGGCGATCTACACCAAGGCCAAGGCGGTGATCGTCGCCATCGGCGTGCCCAAACTGGAAGACGCCGCACTGCAGACCTCGGCGATCATCGGTGGCGTGTTGGCCTCGGGGCAGCGTACCGGGTTGCAGGCGTTACTCGATGGCAAAAGCCTGTTCAACGCCCAGCCGCGGCTGCTGATCGCGCCGGGGCACTCGGCCACGCAGGCGGTGGCCACCGCGCTCGATAGTCTGGCGCAGAAACTGCGGGCCATCGGCATCATCGATGGACCCTGCACCACCGATGAGGCTGCCATGGCCTATGCCGACAACTTCGGTAGTCGCAACCTGTTCATGGTCGACCCGGGCGTGCAGTTCTGGGACACCGGCACCAGTGCTACGGTCGATGCACCGGGCTCGGCCTGGACGGCCGGCCTGTTCGCCTGGACCGATGCGACTTATGGGTTTTGGGCCTCGCCATCGAACAAGGAGTTCGTCGGCATCACCGGTACCACCCGGGCGGTGGAGTACCTGGACGGCGACGAGACGTGCCGGGCCAACCTGCTCAACAACGCCAAGATCACCACGATCATTCGCGATGACGGTTACCGTCTGTGGGGCAACCGTACGTTGTCCAGCGATCCGAAGTGGGCCTTTGTCACCCGGGTGCGCACGCTGTTCATCCTCATGGATGCGGTGCAGGCGGGACACAAATGGGCGGTCGACCGCTCGATCACCAAGACCTACGTCAAGGACGTCACCGACGGTCTGGAGGCGTTCATGCGTGATCTGAAGAACCAGGGCGCGGTGATCAACTTCGAGGTGTACGCCGACCATGAGTTGAATACGGCCAGCCAGATCGAGCAGGGCAAGGTGTATTGGCGTATCCGCTTCACCGACGTGCCGCCGGCGGAGAACCCGAATTTCCTTTTTGAAGTCACCAATGAATGGATGACCGAAGTGCTTGAAGCCGCCTAAGGAGGCCCCCTGATGATTCCTGAAGTTCTGTCCAACTGCGCCGGCTTTATCGATGGCGTGAGTTTTGCCGGTGAGATGCCAAGTCTCACCCTGCCCAAGGTGGTGCTGAAAACCGAAACCTACCGGGGCGGCGGCATGGCCGGCGAGATCGAGATCCCGACCGGCGTGGAAAAACTCGAAGCCGGGTTCACCACCAACGGCGTGCGTCGTGAGGCCTTGAAGTGGTTCGGTCTCTCGGATCGTACCGCGTGCAACGCGGTGTTTCGCGCTTCCTTCAAAGGCCTCAAGGGCAAGGTCACTCCGGTCATTGTCACCATGCGCGGCGGCCTGAAAGAGGTCGACATGGGCGACTGGAAAGCCGGTGAAAAGGCCGAGAGCAAACACAACATGGCGCTGACTTATTACAAGCTCGAAGTCGATGGTCGGCTGATTTACGAGATCGACATGGTTGGCATGGTGCTGGTGGTCGATGGCGTCGATCAACTCGCAGAAGAACGTTCGGCCCTGGGCCTCTAAGGAAAACCGGCATGACTCAAGCAACTCAAGAAAAGCCACTGCCCAAGTGGCTGCAACTCACCGAAGACGGCTTTCGCATCACCCTCAGGTACCCGACCGAACTTTCCGGTGTGCTGGTCGACACCATGACACTGCGCGCCCCTTGCGTGCGCGATATTCGGGCCGCACAGGCCACCTGCAACGGCGACGAGGAAAAACGCGAAATGTCGCTATTTGCCTCACTGACCCAGACCCCGGAGGCGGACCTGATGGCGCTCAAGCTGGTCGACTACATGCGCCTGCAGGCCGGTTATTTTCGTCTGGTCCAGGACGACGGCGTTTGATGCGACCACGTTGAAGGCGCTGGCCAAACGGGTGGCCAAAGAGACCGGGTTCTCGGCGGCCGAGATCCTGGTCATGCCCTTCAACGAGCTGGTGTGGTGGCTCACGGATTGAGCCACCTTCCATTTTCTCCGACGCATAGGGTGCGCACATGGCGAACAAAATGGCGCTCGGCTTTGTCATTGGCGGCGCCGTCGATTCGACGGTGGGCAAAGCGTTCAAGGACGTCGAAAGCAAGATCAAACACCTGGACACGGTGGGCAGCAAAGCCCGGGTGTTGCAGAACACCATCGGCGACACGATCCGCCTGCGCGAGGAGTGGCGCAAGGCGCACATGGCCGGTGCCGAAGGCGCGGGCAAGCTGCTGACCAAGCTGGAATCCAACCTCGATCTGCTGAAGAAACAAGGCATCGAGGTCGGTCGGCTGAACAAGGCCTACGCCGCGATGGGGCGGGTGGCGGCCGGGGCCGAATTGAAGGCGCTGGGGCACCGCCAGCTGGAAGAGGGGCGGTCCGGTCTCAAGAGCAGTATCGGTCAGGCCGGAGCTTTGACGGCGGCGGTGGCCATTCCGACCAAGGTCAGCGCGGACTTCAGCGCGATCATCCGCGACATCTCGATCAAGGCCGGCATTGCCAACACCACGCAAGAGCAGGACATGTCCCGCACCATCATCACCACGTCGCAGGACACGGGCATGGCGCGCAATCAGGTGGCTGAGGTGGTGAACGCCCTGGTCGGTGCCGGCATGGATCTGAGCAAGGCCCTGGAGTACGCGCCGGAGGCGGCGAAGTTCGTCGTCGGCCAGGGAGCGGACGGCACCGAAACCGCGAAGATGATCAACGCCCTGGGGCAGAACGCCAAGATCACCGATCCAGCGATGATGCAGAAGGCGTTGGAGGCGATTGCCTTTCAGGGCCAGGCGGGCAGTTTCGAATCGGCGGACATGGCCCGCTGGTTCCCTGAGCTGCTGGCCAACATGGGCAACCTGAAGATCTACGGTATGGATGCGGTGACCCAGCTGGGGTCAATGCTGCAGGTGCAGATGAAGACGGCCGGCGGCGCCGATGAGGCGGCCAACAACCTGAAGAACTGGATGGGCAAGATCGGTTCAGGCGACACGGTGGATGCATACAAGAAGGCCGGCATCGACTACCAGGCGTCGATGACCACCGGCCTGCAGAATGGCATGTCGACCCTGGAGTCGAGCTTTGCCCTGGCTCAGAAGTACATCGCTGCCACCGACCCGAAGAAGGCCAAAGAGATGGCCGAGGCCACGGCCAAGATCAGCCAGGAGACCGATCCGGAAAAGGCCAAGGGCATGATCATCGCGCTCGAGGAGGCCCTGCGCACCGGTGACCTGTTTGCCGACATGCAGGTCAAGGCGGCCTTGACCGCGTACATGCAGAACAAGGATCTGTACAACCAGCTGAAAAAGGACTCGGCGGACGCCACCGGCATCCTCGACAAGAACCTCGCCGAGCGCCGGCAGACGTCCTCGCAAAAATGGGCCGAAATGGCCCAGAGCATGGACGACGGCATGCGCAGCATCGGCGACGCGCTACGGCCGGTCACCGATGCGGTGGCCGACGGCATCACCGGCGTCGCCCGACGCCTCACAGCGCTCTCCGACGAAACCCCAAGGCTGGTCACCGGCATTGGTACGGCCGTGGCCGGACTGATGGCCCTGAAGACGGCCGTCAGTGCCTTCAAGATGGGCAAGGGCCTGATGAACCTCGGGCGCGGCACCCTGATGGGCAACCCGAATATTCCGCAGAAGGTGATCGTCACCAACCTGCCAGCCGGTGGCGGCGGACTGGATGGCGGCCTGGGCGGCGATGGCAAATCGGAGAAGTCCGGCAAGCCCGGCGGCGGGCGCGGGGCCAAAGTCCTCAGCGGCATGAAAGGCCCGGCCGTACTTGCGGTGGCCGATGCCGGCTTCAAGGCGTGGGACACCTACCAAAACGCGGAGACTCAGGACGAAAAGGCCGAGGGCTACGGACAAGCCGCTGGCGGATTGGCCGGTACTCTGGCCGGGGCGGCCGCCGGTGCCGCCATCGGCACGGCGGTACCGATCATTGGCAACATC